ATATAGTATTATCTATATTATTTGACCTGTTTTTACGACCATGGATTATTATCAAACATTAGGTGTTAGTGAAGGCGCTAGCCCAGAAGAAATCAAAAAAGCCTACAGAAGTTTGGCAAACAAACATCATCCGGATAAGGGTGGAGACCAAACTAAATTTAAAGATATATCAGTAGCATATGATGTGCTAGGTGATGTAAACAAACGTGCCGAATACGATCAAAAAAGAAATTTTGAAAGATCGGGATTAGGCGGTCATACTCATTTTAACTTTGGCGGAACTGGGGGCTTTGACCCGTTTGGCCATATGTTTGGTGCAGGTTTTGGTGGCGGCCACCCATTTGCAGATATTTTTGGCAGGCCGGGCCGTAGAAACAGGGACCTAAACATACAATGTGGAATTACCCTTGCAGAATCATTCTCCGGAAAACAGTTAGAAGCTAATTTTCAAATGCCTAGCGGCAAGCAACAAACAGTATCAATTTCAATTCCGGCAGGAATACAATCAGGCGAAACTATTCGCTATAACGGGCTAGGCGATGATAGTATACCAAATTCTCCTAGAGGAAATTTGAACGTTACAGTCATTGTACAACCAGATAGTAATTATGAGCGTAGAGGTGATGATCTATACACGTTTGTTAATATTACTCCAATTGAGGCTATGATTGGTTGTAGGAAAACAGTTAAAAGTATAATTGGTTCAAATCTTGATTTAGAAATTAGACCAGGAGTTGAGTCTGGAGTCGAATATGCCATAGGAATGGGCGGATTTAATAATATAAGCACTGGCAATAGAGGCAGATTTGTAGTAGGTGTTATTATAAAAAGTCCTGCTGTTACCGATCCAGAATTAATTCAAGAGCTAAAAAACTTAGCTGAAAAAATTAAATCTTGACTTTTTTAAAAATCGTTATATAATAAGATAAAGGATAAAACATGGTTGAACCAAGTGACAATTTACAAGCTGTATTTGAACAAGCTATAGAAATAGCTAAAAAATTACATCACGAATATCTAACCATAGAGCATTTGCTCCATGCTATGATAGCCGATGAAAGTTTTTCAAATACGCTTCAAGGTTATGGTGCAAAAACTTCAGTTCTAAAAGAAGGACTAAATGACTATTTGCAAAATAAATGCAGTGAAATAACCTTAAATGAAGTTATAGTTAAACCTAAAAAAACGCAAAGTGTTGAGCGTGTACTTAATCGCGCATTCACACAAGTATTGTTTAACGGACGTCAACGTATTGAACCAACTGATATCTTTTTATCTATGATGGGTGAAAAGCGTAGTTGGGCCTACTACTTTATCCTTAAAGCTGAAGTAGACAAAGATAAGTTTCAAGAATATCTTAACAACAACATTGAAGAAAGTGCTAACGATGAAGAAGCACCACCTACTCCTCAAAATGAAAAAGCACTAAATGCTTATACAACAAACTTAAACGAACAAGTTAAAAAAGGAAAAATAGATCCTGTTATTGGACGTATTGACGAGTTAGAGCATATTTCACTTGCATTAGGACGTCGTAGTAAAAACAATGTAATCCTTGTAGGAGATCCCGGTGTAGGTAAGACTGCTATAGCAGAAGGACTTGCCTACAATATTGTTAAAGGTTCAGTTCCAGATTTCCTCAAGGATTATACTGTTTACAACTTAGATATAAGCGATATGCTGGCTGGTAGTAAATATCGTGGTGATTTTGAAGAACGATTTAAACTAGTAGTAAAGGCCCTACAGAAAAAAGGCAAGACAGTTCTGTTTATTGACGAAGCACATATGATCAGTGGCGCAGGATCAGCAGGTAATTCAGCTAACGACCTTGCTAATATGATGAAGCCTGCTTTGTCTAAAGGTAACATTAAAGTTATCGCAAGCACGACATGGGAAGAATATCGTAAACACTTTGAAAAGGATCGTGCGTTGATGCGCCGATTCCAACGCATAACTGTTGATGAGCCTGATGAATCTACCACAATGGATATTCTTAAAGGCATCAAAAAATATTACGAACAACACCATAATGTTAAAATTAAAGATGCGGCCTTGCAAGCGGCAATTAAATTAAGTGTTCGTTATCAAGCAGATAAGAAGTTGCCAGATAAGGCAATTGATTTAATAGATTGTGCATGTTCAAGATTTAATTTAAAAATAGCAGAAGAAAGAATTGTTGACGAGCACGAGATTCAATACGAATTAAGTAAGATGATTAAATTACCTGAAGAACAGGTAATGGAAACTGAAAGCATTAAACTTGCAACACTACAAAATAAATTAGAAACAGAAGTTTATGGTCAAACTACAGCTATTGTAGAAGTTGTTGATAAAATTTTTGTAGCACAGGCAGGTTTAAAATCTCCTAACAAGCCGATTGGTAGTTTTGTTTTTATGGGTCCTACAGGATGCGGTAAAACTGAAACTGCTAAATCTTTAGCTAAAAACTTGGGAGTTGAACTATTGCGCTTTGATATGAGCGAATACCAAGAAAAGCATAGCATTAGTAAATTGTTAGGTAGTCCTCCAGGATATGTAGGCTTTGAAGAAAATAACGGATTGCTAATTACTAAAATTCAAGAACATCCAAATGCTGTTCTGTTGTTTGACGAAGTTGAAAAGTCACACCCAGATGTATCAACTGTATTGCTACAAATGATGGATAACGGTTTTATTACCGGAAGTAACGGTAAGCGAGCAGATTGCCGCAACTTAATCCTCATTCTTACTACTAATGCAGGAGCCCAAGAAGCTGAAAAGAATTCTATAGGTTTTGGTAGTCAAGAAAAAGACTATAGCGATAAAGAACTTAAAAAATTCTTTACCCCAGAATTCCGTAATCGTTTAGACGGTGTTATCACATTCAATAAACTAAGCAAAGAAACAATGGTTAAAATTGTTGGTAAGTTTATTGACGAATTACGTGCTATGGTTAAAGAAAAAGGCATTAAAATCAAAGTTGATAAAGAATCTGTTAACTGGTTAATCAAAGAAGGCTTTGATAGCAAAATGGGTGCAAGGCCATTGGGTAGGATTATCGACAAGGAAATCAAACGTCCATTAGCTAAACTAATGCTGTTTGGGGAACTTAAGAATGGCGGTGTACTAAATGTCAACATTAAAAATGAACAAATAATGTTACTGTGCATTCCAAAAGAACCCAAATTGCCCTTATTAACAGTTGATTCTACAGATGCTTTATTAATGTAATGCAAACTAAGTTCACAAATAAGTTATTTCAAAATACGTATCTGTACAAGGCGGTTGTGATCTGTCCCGGGGCGCATCACTTCCGTTCCGGTGATATGGATAAAACTTTAGAGTTACTGTCTACTGCCAAAATTGGTGATAGCAGAAGTCACCATCGTACTTCATTTTTTAAGAGTCAAGAAGATTTAAATTATGCTCATAAATTGAGGAATTTAATAGATAAATTTGAAGACTATAATATTAGGGTAGAAAGTCCCTGGCTAAGTTTCTATACGAATGAAAAAGCTGATATCGATAAAATCGTAAGTTTAGACTCATCAAAAGTCAAATATATTTCTATACCTCCTAAAAATGCACAACTAAAAGAAGGTACTATTATTTTACCTAAAATCCCGTTTGATTATAGAATTACACTAGGGGCAACTGCGCAAGAATACACTGCATTTTTAGAATGGGCCGAAGCTAGTGATAAGGTTAGATTAACTAAAAGTACAAAAACAGCTCTACAACGCCCTAGAAGTTGGGGAGGGACCTTCTTCTATGTCAAAGGCGACAACATGCTACTGCTGGCAAAAATGCATTTAGGCGGCGTTATTGCACGTATTGATCGCATTATAAAGCCTAATTCATAAGCAATATTCCGATAAATACAGCAATAGCCTTACGCAAGGCTTAGTATATTATTGGAATTAAAATGCGAATACGTGAACTACTTGAAGGTAAAAACTTTAACGATTTAGATTTTGTAAACGTTACAGAGAATGGCAGAGAGCTAAATTTCGATTTAGCTGAGGATTTGTTCCACTATATGAATAACGATGATCATATATATCGCAGATCAGTGTATCCTAAAGTAGCAGTTTTTTTAGAAAAACATAACAAAAAACAGCCTGCTAAAGCATCAATATTTGGACCAGCAGTTAAAGAATGTTATAAGTCCTACATTAACAAATTCCCAATTCGCGAACTACCTGAAGAAATTGACGAAGATATTTACAAACAAGTATGCCGAAAATTTAGCGAAGAAATCAAAAAGCATCTTGAAGAAACAAAAGACAAGGACTAATCGTGCTTCTTAGAGAACTTTTTTTACAAGAAAATGTTGATCCTCTTGACAGCATGGAGAAGTATGGACGTCCATTCAATCACCCAGAGCATCTAGTCTTTTTTAAAGGCATGTCAGGAACGCTAGAAGCATTAAACCACTTCAAAGAAATTGCTGGCGAAAAACCAGGAAAAACTAGTCTTAGAAGAAAGTGGGACGGTAATCCGCAAGTATATTGGGGCCGTGAGCAGAAAGGTGGCCCTTTAATTTTAGCAGGACACAATCAATGGAGTAGAGGAGTAAAATCTACAAGTCCAGATAGTGTTTATGATTTTATTGCTAATCAAAGTGGTAATCCTAAAACTCCTGAAGAAGCTACTAAAAGACAAGATTTTGCTTTAGTAACTTATATCCGTTATTTGATAAAGCAACACCTAAAAATTTTGTAGGATTTGTTTATGCTGATGCATTGTTTGGCGTTGATCCCGGACTAGCTAAAAAGTTTGTACCGCCTGGCAAGGATCCGTCAACAACAGCAGAAGAACATCCTAAAGGCACATGGACATTTGCTCCTAACCCTAAAAGTAGAACAATGTATCATGTAGATGCTGATAGTGAATTAGGTCATAGAATATCCCAAGCACAAGTTATGGTTGTAGGACACGGTAGTTTTGATTCGTTTGGTGCTCCTGATAGGACACAACAGCCAATGGATGATTTTAGCAGTTTTAACAATGTTCCTGGATTAATAGTTCAAGGTCCTATCTATACAGAAACAGCTCCTAAAGTAGATGTAAAAGCTATAGACGAAATGATAAAATATGTAAATCAACACGGTCCTGCCATAGACAATTTTATGAATAGTTTACCAGACTCAGATAAGAATGGAATATTTTATCCCTTCTTTAATCAAATGAGTAATTTACATGCTTCGGGCAAACAAGATTTTAACAGCATTTCTGGACATACCTTTATGAGTTGGATGACTACAAAAGGCATAAGTGCTAAGAAACAACAACATATTATTAATATGGTTCAACAGCATCCTGGCGGGTTAGATGCAATATTTCATCTAATCAAAGGTATAAGAAACATGAAAGACCAGCAAGATGCATCAATTAAACAACAGCCTAGAAGAGAAATATGGGATACTAACGGGGAAGGACATGTTCGTTATCCCCAAAAACATCACAAGTACGGAGCATTAAAGTTTGTTCCAACAAGTTGGGCACCAGGAGCATTAACAGCATGAAACTAAGAGAACTTTTTGAAAAAGATAATACTTTTGATGGTGCTTTAAAAACTATAGGAGTTTGCTTTGGTAGATGGAATCCTCCACATAGAGGACATCGAGAAGTATGGAAGCAAGCATCTAAAAATCCTGTTTGGTATGTTGGTACAAATGAAAGTACTAGTGGTCCTAAAGATCCATTACCTTATGATATTAAATTACAGGCAATGGCAGCAGTTTGGCCAGCAGTAGCAGGCCATGTTATTCCTGAACAAAGTTTATTGACACTTGCAAGTCGCATTTATCAAGAACACGGCGATAATGTACACCTGAAAGTTTATACAGATGAAGAGTGGTTAATTAAAGCTCTTACACAATACAACGGTGTTGAAAAAGAACATGGATTATATAAGTTTCAACAAATAGACCATGTTAGAACACAGCGTTTGGCCAGCGCAACTGACTTGCGTAAGGCTGCAAGAGAAGGCGATAGAGATAGATTTTATAAAGATATGGGCATAAAACCAACTGTTACTATTGATGTCGATAATAAACAAATGCCAGTATTTGACGTTGTTGCTCACTATTTAAACATGTATCCTGAAAAGACTAAACGACATACTGTAGCAGAAGCCAAACCAACTGAAGACTTAATCCCTGATCATTTTGAAGATAGCCATCAAGGAAATACTATTTTTAGAGATGTTGGGGGATATGATCGCACTTATCATTTAAATCGTATAATGATGGCAGCAGCAATGGCTGATGGCAAGAGCAAGAAAAAATTAGATATGGATCCCCATAGTTTTGTTGAAAAGTATAATGTTGTGTTTCCTTATACAGATTTAGAACATGCTATGATGCTTCAGGCATTTGCTACAGTTCCAACTGATAAAAAAGAATTAAGTAAACGTGGCAAAAGTGAGGAACCAAAAGACACAAATATTCAAAGTGTAGTTGCCAAACCTAAAAAGAACAAATATGGAATATAATATGAATGACAAATATCATCTATCTCTAAAGACAGCATTTGCTAGTGAATATGCTTTTGCACTTAAGGCACAAAACTTTCATTGGAATGTAGAAGGTGCAAGTTTCCCTCAACTGCATAAATTATTTGAAGAAATTTATAACGCAATATACGATGGTATTGATACATTTGCAGAGCAATTACGTGCTTTACAATTATATGCCCCGGCAAGTTTTGAAAAATTTAGTATGTTAACTAAAGTAGCTGATGAAAACGAAGTGCCAGATCAGGGTAGCATGGTTGCAGAACTACTACAAGATAGCGAAAAGATGGCAGGCATTTTTAAAATCTGTTACGAAATGGCCGAACAATCGGGAGATCATGGGCTTGCAAACTTTTTGGCAGAACGTCAAGATATACATAAAAAATATAGTTGGCAATTAAGAGCAACATTAAAATGAAAGAATTTAGAATCACTACTCAAAATTTAACACAATCCTCATCAGATGATTGCTATATAGACCCTAGTGATCCCATGTGGGAAATGATGGGTGCTAGTCAATTGGGTGGATTAGGTAGTGAAAACTTGTTGGCAAAATATAGATTACAGCAACTTCCACAGGTCAAACAAACAGACAAAGGTCAAGTTGCTAGAGAACTAGGGTTGAAGCCCGGCACTGAAGACTGGTTTAAACACTGGTTTGGGGATAAAAAATAGAAAGTAATTTATGAACGATAATGTAACATTAGTTGTAATAGATAGTAAACAATATGATGCAACCACATGGGCTATAAATCACACTAGAAAATTTTTTCCAAAGAATCCATTGTTAGTTTTTAGTGATGAGGATTTTTATCCTAAAAGAGATAAATTTATTAAAGTTAACAAGTTTGATGCTGTAGAGCACAGTAAGATTTGCTTACAGAATGTAGGGGATCATGTTGAAACTAGTCATGCGTTGTTTATTCAATATGACGGAATGCCTGTAAATGAACAAAGCTGGACTGATGAATATATGGAATATGACTATATAGGTGCTCCCTGGGTAGATTGGTTAGGATTAGGTCGATATAGAGTCGGCAATGGCGGATTCAGTTTGCGCAGTAAGCAATTGATGAGATTTACATTACACATCCAACAACAGTTTGAGAATGTTGCTAATACTGGTTTAGCCAGCTGGTGGAAAGAGGATGGTTTAATTGGTATTCATTGTAGAGATTGGTTAGAAAGTTGCGGTATAAAATTTGCACCTATAGAATTAGCCGCACAGTTTTCACATGAATTTCCTGTTGGAAAAACAAATAGTTTTGGTTTCCATGATAAAACAAACGCCGAGTTGTTTCTTAACAAAGAACAATATACAGAATGGACTAAATTAGTAAAGGAATAATTATGAGAATTACAGAAATAGATAATAACATTGTAAATGAAATTAGTCTTAAGAACTTTGGGGATTATCATAAAAAAGCACAGCTAAGTCAAGCAAGTGCTAGTATGAACAAATTCTTTAATCGAGACGATCCCGAAAAAGTTGCGGACGCTGATAAGACTATTGCAAAAAGAGAAAAGGGTCTAAAAAGACATAGATCTAGAGTTGACAAATATTGGGCAGAAAGAGGGGCCAAAGAAAAAGCAGAAAGAGAGCAAGCAATTCGTGACAAATATGCTAATGTGGATATTGATGCTGAAATCGCTAAACTACAACCAGCAATAAAAAGTGCCTATAATGATTATCAATATGGTGCTAGAAATACTTGGCACCAAGGTAAAGAAAAATATGATCAATTGTCAGCAAAGGTGCGTGAATTAGAACATGCTAAAAAGTTATTAGGCGGCTTAAACGAAGCAAGTCCAGGCTACGAAGGGATTCCACCAGATGCTAAGTGTAGCAGTTGCGGAACACCTTATTCAAAACATTTTAGATTTGATGCAGATGGTAATATAGAAAGTACAACAATCCGTGGATTGTGCGGTCGTCCTCAACATTTTAAGTCAGTTAGTGAGTCAGCAACAGCAGGTGCAACAATGGCTGCTAACATTGGTACTGTAGATGCTCCGCAGTTAAGCCCAGGGAAAGCACGTGGTAAAAAGAGTTATACAGGTAGTCCAACTACAGGATCTGGAACAAAGGCACCGCCGCAGCCTGTAGTTAAGCAGCCTAAAAAGTCTGATGGTACCGCAGTAAATGCACTTGATATGAAGGGTGCTAATTTATTTGGTAGCGGGACTGTTAAAAGAAGCTAAATATATAAAGAATTTGGAGTTTACCTATGCCAGGATTAGATCAAATGCAACCAACTGTAGAACCAGGATTAGATGCTACAGCACAGCATAATGCAGGAAATGAAGCAGAGCACGATAGAGAAGGTGCTATGGCCAAGGCTGATTTGTACAAATTAGCTAACTATTCGCACAAACTGTTCAAGCAACTAGATGATAACGATAAGTTAGAAGCTTGGGTACAGGCCAAAATTACCAAAGCAGCTGATTACGTTGCTAGCGTGTATCATTATTTAGAATATGAAATGAAGTTTAGTGAGTATGGTAAACACCTAGACAACGTAGAAACCCTGAGCGAGGAACAAAAAATGAAAATGAAAGAATTATTATCTGAAGCCAAAAGCAAAGTAAAAGAAATTAAAAAAGCTCAGGCTGAAAAACAAAAAGGTAAAATGGACGAAGGCATCATGAGTGGTGGAGAGCGTGCATGTACAGAATGTGGCGGTACTGGTGTAGTTTATGAAGAGCCAGTACAGCCTAGCGATAGAGCAAAGCGTCTAGCACATAAGCACAATGTTGCTACAAGAGCGTATGCTGCTGCCGCTAAACGTATTGATGCTAATAAAAATGGTATACCAGACAATGAGGAAGAAGTAGACGAAGAAACAAGTTCTACAGGTGGTACTATTACAAGAGGTAAAGGTTTTACACGTCATACTCATAATCCA